AGTCTTGGCTAAAGGCTAACCACAATATGTTAGAATTACCATTTTAATTATGCTCAAAGTAGATAAGAATACTCTAGAGGTAAAGAAAGTACGATGTTATCGTATCCCTTTCTATGTCCTATTGGTAATATGTATTACACTATCATCAGTCATATTACTCCGAGACCCATTGATTGTACGTCATACTCGTAAGATAATTGAAACAGATACAGTGTATCTGCCCGATGACATCAGTCTCAACGATTCATCCATCACAGCTGAACTAGTTAAGCTTGGATGCGTACTCCCAAACGTAGCACTCGCACAATTCAAGATAGAGACGGGGCATTTTACCTCTGCCATCTGTCGTGAGAACAAGAACATTGCCGGTATACGTAATAGTTCTAGCCCATTATCTGTAGGCAAGAACCGAGGACACAACGTGTACAAGAGATACAAGGACTGCCTCAAGGACTACGTCAGAGTCCAGAATAAATACCTCAAGAACATTGATGGGCATTATGCCGAAGCAAAAGATTATATCAAAGTTATAAGATCAATCAAGAAATGAAAATTACAGACAACACACTAATCAAGATGAATGAACACCTTGACCATTTGATTTATCTATATGGTGAGGATGATTACTCTAAAACATTTAGAAAGGTTTTAGAACTGCTTTCCATTATCAAGGAAGATGACAAAGAAAAACTAGATGCATACGTTGAAACTATTCCATCATTTTGGATGTGGGATCTAAATGATTTAATACTAACCTATATGAATGGGTTTCAAAGAACATATTACATGGTCGAAGACTATATAGAAATCATAGAACAAATAGCAAAACAATATGGCGAAATACGAGATAAATCCATCTGATTGGGATAAAGACCCAATCAAGGTGCTAGACGAAATCATTGCAATAGGAATTACTTCCCTAGAGGGTAAAGACTTTGAGATTGTGATGAAGTGTTACGACACAGATCCCGATTACTTTCACGATAAGATGCGTGAGATAGTCAAAGAAAAAATAGAGCGTAAGATGTATGGCAAAAACTAAAAAGGACATATGGCAAGATGCACACCTAAAGGTGGGTAAGAAAGTTGCTCATGCCAATTTAAGTACACCTAGAAGGTTTGGAACAGTAGTAGAAATAAAAGAAAAAACAGTATTAATAGATTTTAACGGAACAATAAAAGAATGTCAAAAGAAAGAAGTAACAGTATTATGGAATTGAAGTTTAAAAAGAATTGGTTTGGTCGTTGGTATATCGACCTACCTCAGTACCTCAAGGAAGGTGGTAAAAAAGCAGACCTAGAAATGGTTGCCGGTGCAGATACGATGCTCGACTACATCGGTCGTGGTAAACGTAGAGTTAAACTACGGGTCTCAGAAGAACCTAACTTCCCTTATGCCATTCATCTATTCAAGCACGAAGAAGATGACTGCGGTGCTACCTACTTCAATAGTGAAGTAATAGACCAAACCGTATGGCTATGCAATGTAACTAAGTATGTGTTCGGTGGTTATCACCCAGAAGATATATATGTAGATGCGTACTAAGAAAACTAAGTTCAGAGTCCCAAAGAAAGTGTACGATGATATGATTGATGTGTTCGGCACAAGGGAGACGGCAGAAGACGCTGTCTCTCTGTACCTAGATCGTATGGTCAGAAGAAAGTTCAGTAGACTTACACAGGATGCAGACCAAGAAATGTATCTGTACATGTACGATGAGTTCTTTGAGAAGTTTATGTACTTCGTCAAGAACGATGGACTCACATTAGATGAATATATGTGTAAAGTAATCAAGAAATTATGTCAAAAGAAAAAATTGCGATCGGATATATTAGAGTTAGTACCGATCAACAAGCAGAACGAGGAGCAAGCCTAGATAACCAAAGACAAAGGATTCTAGACTTTGTAGAACAGAAAGGATTAAAGCTAGTAGAAATCTTTGAGGATGCTGGATTCTCAGCTAGGTCTACCAATAGACCTGCCTTCAAGAAGATGATGAAGTACATCAATGAGAACAAAGTAGACTCATTGATTGTATGGCACAGCAATCGTTGCGCTAGAAACCTCAGAGACTATGTTGTTAACTTGTACGAGATAGAAAGAAGAAAGGTTACCTTTCATTCTATTGAAGAGCCTGAATTCAGTGGATCATCAGGCAAGGCAATGAGAAACCTATTAGCCGTATTTGCTGAGTATCAATCTGATTTGACTGGTGAGCAGGTGCGTAGTGTAAAGAGCAACCTCAAAAAGAATAAAAAGGTTTATTGTGGCTTTGCTCCACTGGGATATACTCATAAGGATGGGTCTCTGAAAGTAAACGAGGAGGCCATGTCTGTAGTAACCAAGGTACATAGAATGTACAAGGATGGCCACAGCATGAATGTAATTGCCAATAGCTTGAACCAAGCAGGAATCAAAGGGAGCAAGGGGGGTAAGTTTTATAGAAGTACAATAAGAAAAATACTAAAGAATAATATTTATGGATTTGCTAAATGAAGAAAGAAACTACAATGGTATAATAGAATCCATTGAGGAGATTACGGGAGTATCTCGTGTCAATTTCGCTTACAAGAGAACTAGAAATCACGATGAGGTTCTGCTAAGAACAATCTTAATTGGAATGTGCAAGGATGAAATGTCTTGGACAATCACTAAGATTAGAGACAAGATTGGATTCAGGAATCATACAACTATCCTGTATGCACTGAGAAAAATTAAAACGTGGAGGGAAATGCCTCACATGTACAAAAGAGAAATCAATCTACTCAAACTAGTTAAGAACAAGTATGGACAAAAATACGCAGAAATTACTGGAAATGCTTTTTCATAAGGTATACGGTGAAATACCTGAGGAAGCACAGCCTCTATTCAGAACTAATCGCTTTACTCCTCCCTCTGTAAAAGAGATAGAAGAGTATCTAATAGAGAAAAAGGTTCTGAGTCCCAAAGAGAATGCTCAGAAATTCTATAACTTCTACGATGCTAAGGGATGGATGATAGGTAAGAACAAGATGAGAAACTGGAAGAGTGCTATTAATACGTGGGACTTTCCAAAGAAAGGATTGGTCATATGAGAAAAGCATTTGAGGCTATTAGATCCATCATCCTTTTGCTTACATTTGCAGGCATTGCTATTTACTCTTTTTTGAAATTTAACTTTTTATTAGAATGAACGTACAAGAATTACAGGCGCATGGTATAAATACTAGGGGCAAAGAAGCTGGTCAGGTGAAAACTAGGTGTCCAAAATGCTCTGATGAGCGTAAGAAAAAGAATGATCCATCCTTATCTGTAGATATAGATGAGGGAGTGTGGAACTGCCACCATTGTGGATGGTCTGGATCTATACATCAGTATAAGAGACCGGAGCCTAGACCTCATGTCAAGAGTGAAGGAATCTTCAAGTACTTTACCGATAGGGCGATTAAGAGAGAAACAGTCGATGCCTTTAAGATAAGTCAAGGCACAGAGTGGATGCCTCAAGATCAAAAAGAGCATGCCGTAGTTTGTTTTAACTATTACGAAGATGGTCAGCTAATAAACATTAAGTTCAAGACATCTGATAAGAAGTTCAAGATGGTCAAGGATGCTAAGAAGATTCCTTATAATATAGACTCTATCAAGGATAGCGACAAGGTTATTATCTGTGAGGGAGAAGAGGAGACTATGTGCTGGCATCAAGCAGGATTCCCCTTTGCTGTGTCTGTGCCTAATGGAGCGAGCAAGACCAACAACAATCTTGATTGGCTTAACAATTGTTATGATAAGTTCTTAGACAAAACTATTTATTTAGCCACAGACAATGATGAACCGGGCAAGAAGCTAGCACAAGATATATCTAGGCGTTTTGATACGGAGGACATACGACTAATCAAGTTTCCTGAAGGACAAAAGGATGCCAATGATTGTTTAAAGGCTGTAGGTGCTGAGTGCCTTAAGGCAATATTCAATTCAGCCCAGCATTTACCAATGGCTGAGATATCTACAACTTCTGAGTATAAGGATACCGTTCTATCGTATCATTCCGATGGATACCCAACAGGTGAAAAGGTAGAGATGAATCTAACCGATAAGCACTTGTCATGGGCTAGAGGCGAGTTGGTTGTAGTCACAGGTATACCCGGATCAGGTAAGAGTACGTGGCTAGACTATATGTATGCTCGTCTATCATTTATTAAGAAGTGGAAGTTTGGAATATTTTCTCCTGAGAACATTGCACCACTGAAGATAACAAGACTATCTGAACAGATATTGGGAAAGGCAATGGGTCTCATGACAAAGGCAGAACTAAACTTTGCCATAGAGCAGATTAATAATCACTTTTACTTTTACAATACAGAAGAGATGGAAGACTACTCAATAGAATCTATTCTATCCCTAGCTAAGAATATGGTAAGAAGATATGGTATAGATTGCTTATGCCTAGATCCATTCAATTACATTGAGTCTAAGAGAAGCAAAGACGAGAGCAGTAATGAGAGCATAGGTAACTTACTTAGGGAGCTGAAGAGATTTGCAGTTAAGAACAATGTGAACGTCACCTTAGTTGCTCACCCAAGAAAGATGGAAAAGAATAGCGGATCATATTCTGTGCCTAGACTCTACGATATTAGTGGGTCTCATCACTTTTTTAATGTACCTGATGTGGGCATAGCTGTACATCGTAATTATGTAGATGGAGAGAATGATCCAGTAGAGGTTCACATTCAGAAAGTGAAGTATCACTTCAGAGGTAAGTTAGGTATGGTTGAGTATAGATTTGACCCACCTACAGGTAGATATTCTGAGTCCGGCTTTTTTAAACCCTTGGTAGATTATGTTGAAGAGACTACTGGTGATATGTTCGGCTCACTATAAGAGAGGGGAGAAAATAAAGTATTTCAATATGTCTCCTCCTGTGTATGAGACAGTGACTAAGATTAAGAAAGAAAATTTATTCACCTATAGAGATCAGGTGATACCCATTGTTTGTGAGGGATGGCAAAGTATAGATGGTGTTTGGTTTCACCCATTTACCACGACAGAGGGTAATATAATATCTATAGAAATGACCTACGCTATATATGATTGACGATCGTGTAAATATCAAAAGGATACTGATGAATCTAAGATGGGAGATATTAAACTTTGGTATCCTTTTAACCCCGACTAGGAGATATACCAATAATGAGTGTTTTATACCATCATTCAGTAGCCGGGTGTATATATACTACAAGGAGGATAATATATATATCAAGATTAATAAGCATATATATAAGATGCCAGCTGAGTTTGATGAGGGAAAGATATCTGAAAAGATAATAGATGCTGCTGTAGGCATCATTAGATACCATAAAGCAGATAGCCGCATTAAATTTTAACGTCCTGCCACACCTTAACGTACCTACCATTGACCAGCTTTAAAATTGGTATCTTCTTGGTAGTGGGTCTTACAAAGTTCTCATTTATTTTATGCCTCTCAATAATATTTCTGTGTAGAATCTCACAGGCAATCATAGCATCTATGTAGTCAGTATTGTCTACTAAGTAATTTTTAGCCTCATCTATGATGTCCAAAAAGTATATTTCCTCTGCATAGTGGCTCAGGTAATCTACTATGTAGTAATTACCTCTTTCTGTGGTGTGATCGTTCTTATAGTATCCATAAGAGCCATCCTTTTTCATATTACCCTTAAATAATACCATAGGCTTCTTGGCTAGTAGATTCATGTATCCCATGTTTTTATACTTCTCTAGAACTACACCTCCTCTATTTACCTCTAGCATTGCTTTGGCATCATTATAATACCTTTGTAGCATTATCATCTTTTCTACAATGTATTCTGGATCTGAGTCCCGTTCAGCATACAATGCTACATATCTATTCAAGTCAATATCCTTAATAACCAGAGCTTGTCTGGATCCATCTCCCATATTTTTGCTTACAAATGGGATGGGGTCAATACCTGCTATGTAGGTATGACCAGGTTCTGGATCCTCCAGAATCATAACAT